CGCTTTTCGATATTAATAATTCTAACAAATGAGTTAGTAACCGCAGCGGTATAATACGCAAAGGGATTATCACTTTTGCTTTCATCGAACTGTAGACCAATTTGAGTAAGCTGTAAAATTGCTTGCCCCCGCATTTCATCATTGTAAGTATATCCACGAACGTTGCCACGAGTAGCATATCGTTCACAAAGTTTAATAAACATACGAGCTAAATTGTTAGTCATTTGTCCATGTTCTTTATTAAACGTACCTGTAGTAAAATCGCCTTTCCAATGACTTTTTCCAACTAGAATTAAATTGTTGTTGTCGTCAAACTTCCAATGCTGGAACGGAGGAAAATTAACTTTCTCATGACTGTCAGCAGTATTTTTAAGAGTCTTCTTACGACCAGGAGCAAGAGGAACATGTTCAAACGTCATTACACGAAATACAATATCTGTCTTTTGAATTTTTTTGTAATCGATTTCAAACTCTTTGGCGCTTTGTTTTTTGCCGGTCGCTAGCACCGCAGCTTCGTGTGCTAGCTTTGCTAGTCTAGATGCTCTATTACGTTTAGCGTCAGCAACGGTTCTAATGTTAACCTTTGATAAATTCGGTATAATCAAGTCGTAGTCTGCAAATGCTTTGTCGGTATAAGAGCAATATGTATTTTTGCTTAGGTGGATCTCTTTTAATAGATCCTTGTTTGTCAAGTACTTTATCTTTGGTACAGTAGTTATAGTCATTAGTTTAGATTCCCCTATTACTTATATAATAGCACATTTTTAAAGAAATAAATAGACTAAAGGAAGAAATATTACAATGAGTTTGCCCACAAATCCCCAAGCAGCCCTGGTTTCTAGCATATCATCGTCGATATCAAAGGCAATGTCGCAATCAGGAGCGTCTTTAAGTTCTATGACTAGCAAGATACCCGACGTAAATTTAGGAAATACTATATCTAGATTGTCTGGTGAAATTGGATCCGGTCTTAACGGAGCAACAGCAAGTATTGGCAATGCAATTGATGCAGGGCAAAAATCCATACAAGGGTTAACATCAACACTTGGTGTAAATGGCTTAACTGGAACACTTGGCGGCATTGCTAATCAAGCAAATAATCTAGTATCAAGCATTGGTGGTACAGCTGGATCAATCAGTAATTTAACTGCGGATATTGCTGCATCAGTTAACAAGTTAACAGGTGGAAATATTGCAGGAGGACTGTTAAGCGTTGCTGGCAATGTGTCAAAAGCCGCCGGCATGCTTAACAATTTACTGAGTGTAAGACGCGGAGCAAATCTACCGGCCAACGGACAATTGTTTCAAGCTAGAGGTGCAATGGTATCAATGTCTCCAGTTCCAGGAAACGACTGGCGTGTACGATTGAATTGCAACTGGGAATTATTTGAATCTGAACTTTTTAATTCTACATTAAAAGAGACAGGAGGCCTAGTTTGGCCATACCTTCCACAAATTACAGTAAGCACAAAAGCAAACTACACGTCAATTGATCCTGTACACAATAATTTTCCATTCCAGGCGTACAAAAATAGTCAAGTTGATGATATTACTATCAGTGGCGAGTTTAGTTGTGAAAATGAACAAGATGCATATTACTGGATTGCCGCTACAACATTTTTAAGAACAGCAACTAAAATGTTTTACGGTACAGGAACCAATGTAGGAAATCCTCCAATTGTATGTAAACTCAACGGTTACGGCAGTAATATTTTTAATTCGGTTCCTGTTGTTGTTAAAGCAGCGTCCTTTGATATGAAGGACGACGTGCAATATATCAAATGTCAAATGGGAACAATGACACAACCGTCTTGGGTGCCGATAATGAGTACAATATCTATTACAGTAACACCAATATACAATAGATCAAAACTGCGCCAATTCAGCTTAGCTGATTTTGCCAGCGGCAAGACAGCAAGTTCAGTAGGATACCTATAACATGGCAAACTATCGAAAAAGTTCTCCTTATTTTTTATCTAAACAAAATAATTTATATTTAGAAACTTTAGTAATACGGCCTGTGCCTGCGGAAGCAGATGATTTTTTATACAAGATAGAAAATCAATACAATCATCGCCCAGACCTATTATCATTTGATTTGTATGGTACCCCAAAACTTTGGTGGGTCTTTATTCAACGCAACATGGATGTATTAAAAGATCCAATATTTGACTTTGTGCCAGGCGCACAAATTTACATACCTAAAAAAGCTAATTTAGAAAAGTACCTAGGAGTATAAAGTGGCAGTTACATACGATCTCACTGGTACTACACAAATATTCGATGACGGCAGTAAGTTAACGACTTATTTGGATGGCACACGGTTATCTAGAGATACAGGTGGCGGCATTGCAGTAACCAAACCTGACGGCACACTGGTTGCCAAGGCAGTAACAAATTTTTCGCCAACAAACTTAACACTAGGATCGGTCACTATGGCTGCAACTGCTGCGGCATCTGGAGTTGTAGATTCTGCCACTGTTAGTGCTGTAGGCGTTGGATCCTCGCCTAACGGGTTACGAGGACTAGGATCAGTTGAATCTAATCCCCTAGAAAAATTTGCCACATACAATACACTGTTTACATTGGCGGCTTTATCAGCAGACGAAGTCAACAATCCGTTCCTGTACAGAAATACTGGATTCAGTGAAGGCCAAGTGGTAATCAGTTCTGCAGGAAGATACGACGAACTACGTGCTAGAACATCATCAGGCACGCCTGAGTATTTTATTAATAATTTTCAAATGACACAGTTGTTAACAGGCTCCCCAGATACTGGATCATCAACAGGGGTCAACATGACATTTGATGTGTATGAGCCATACAGTATGGGTCTATTTTTACAAAGTCTTCAGTATGCTTCAATACAGGCAGGAGTTACTAATTATCTTGATGCGCCTTTTTGTATAAAAATAGAGTTTGTGGGATTTGATGATCAAGGAAATTCTTATATCGATGTCGCACCTAAATTTTATACAGTGCAATTAAAAAGGTCAAACTTTTCAGTAACTGAAGGCGGCAGCACTTACAAATTTGAAGCAATTCCGATGAACCATGCAGCATTTAGTGATATTGCAAACAAGGTTTATAGTGATGTTTCGTTAGTAGGAGACACCGTAAAAGAAGCACTAGTAGAAGGCGAACGCAGTCTTATATCTGTGCTCAACGCTTTTCAAATAAAAACAGCAAGCGAAATTCCAGGGGCACTGCCTGACAAATACGAAATACATTTTCCGAACACGTCGGCAGACCCAATACCGGGGGTAGATGACGAAGTAGATGGCGGTGCAGTAGTTAGCATTGGTTCTGCTGGATCAGTTGCTGCCAAGTCAGCAAAAAATATTTTAACTCAAGAATCATTTACAGAAAATACAATTGGCAATGCATCGTTTAATTTTCAAATTGATTCTGCCGGTAATTACGTTGCACCAAAAGCCTCACAAGTTTATGACGAAATTTCAGGAAAAGTTGATCTCAGTAAAATGACAGTTGATGCTAAAAAACGCACATTTCAATATTCTCAAAATACTTCTATAACACAAATTATAACAAATATCATTATAGAAAGCGATTACGGAAAGAAAAATTTAAAATCAGAAAACTGGGATAACGGGTTTATTAAATGGTTTAGAATTGACATGCAAGTTCAGTTTTTAGGAAACGATACTGCAAGAAATAAAAAAGCTAAAAAATTAATTATTCGAATAATGCCATATCGAGTACACAGTTCAGTGTTTGCAAACCCAACATCTGCACCTGTTGGTTATCCTGAGTTAACTGATAAAATTGTTAAACAGTATGATTATATCTATACTGGACAAAATAACGATTTAATAAAATTTGATATACAAATTAACAATGCTTTTTATACTGCTATTGCTCCAACATCAGACGGCACCGGCGGCAGAACCACTAACCGAGATATCAACAGTGCTGGAAATGAGGATATTGAAAAATCAACAATTGAAACAGGAACTGCCGGTCCAGTAACTCAATTCTCACCAACAGGTACACCTTCAGCTAAACCCGATCCCGCAGCTTCTAAAAAGCTAATGGGAGGTTCGGGAAATATTACCACTGCCACTGATATTGCAACACAGTTTCATAAGGCGTTTGTAGACAATACTATTGATTTAATTTCTATTAATTTTGATATCCTAGGAGATTCTTATTGGTTGTCTGATAGTGGAGTTGGTGGGTATATTGCCGACGCAGATCCTGCATCGTTATCAACTGCTGACGGGTCTGTTAATTATGAAGCAGGCGACTCTTTTGTGTATCTAAGATTTAGAAGTCCAATTGAACCAAAAGAGGACAACGGCGATTATTTGTTTGTTGATCAAGCAGATAGTCCGTTTAGCGGAATTTATAAAGTGATCAAAGTAGAACATATAGTGAACGATGGCGTATTCAAGCAAAGTCTTAAAGCAATTAGAATGCCGTTGCAAGCTAGCGACTTCCAAGGCAAAGTACCAACAAGTGCTGCTACTTCGGCATTGAAAGCGATTGACGGTATACAGAAAAGTCCAACATCTCCAATTGATGACACAGTATTGGCTGATGAAGGATTCACTCCACCAGATGATCTCAACGATTTTTACGGATAATATATGGCAATAGAAGGAAGAAGTTCGGAACAACTGGCCCAGGCTAAATCGGGAATTGGCACAGGGCCTTATCTAGCAAAGGTAGTGAGTCATCTTGACCCATCATTTATGTCTAGTCTAGAAGTAACATTGCTTCGCGATCAGGGAAACTCAGTAGGGGCAGACGGCCAAACATATGTAGTCAAATATATGACACCGTTCTTTGGAAGCACGTCGTATGAATTTATGGGCACAAATACAGGAAATGCTGATGCGTATAACGATACACAAAAAAGTTATGGCATGTGGTTTGTTCCGCCCGATGTAGGTGTGACAGTCATGGTTATGTTTATTGACGGAAACCCGTCAGAGGGATACTGGATAGGGTGCATCCCGTCTAAATTTGCAAACAACATGATACCGGCAATTGGCGGAGCAAGTCAAGTTGACATTAGTCCTGCAGATAAAGCCAAGTATGCAACTACGGCCCAGTTACCAGTTGCTGAAGTTAATAGAAAAGCCAACGACCTTACTAAAGGTGCAAGTGTTGACAAAATTAAGAGACCAGTACATCCAATTGCAGATAGATTTTTAGAACAAGGAACACTCGAAGACGATGTTCGAGGCGTGACAAATTCCTCAGTGCGTCGAGATATTCCTAACATGGTATTTGGTATTAGTACACCCGGACCATTAGATAAGAGAGCCGGAGCCAAACGATCTTACGTGGGTAGACAAGATTCATATAGCCCTACTCCTGTTCCGGTTAGCAGATTAGGTGGTACACAGTTTGTAATGGACGACGGAGACGATCAGTACCAACGTAAAACTCCAGCAAGCGAAGGCGCTGTTGAATATGCAGATGTTTTAGCTGGAGAAAAAGGCGATCCTAATATTCCTTATAACGAATATTTTAGAGTTCGTACAAGAACTGGGCATCAAATACTGTTACATAATAGTGAAGATTTAATTTACATTGGCAACGCTAGAGGAACAACTTGGATTGAAATGACCAGCAATGGCAAGATTGATATCTATGCTCAAGACAGTGTCAGCATCCATACCGGAACTGATCTGAACATACGTGCTGATAGAGACATTAATCTAGAAGCAGGCCGTAACATAAACATGAGAACTGAAACAGGAACTCTTCATGCAGACATTAAAAAGAATTTAGAATTTGTAGTAGACGGTGATGGATTTCTAACAACTAAAGGAGCAGTACACGTCAATGCCACAACGGCGGTTAATGTCACAGCAACTACCAACATCGAACTAAATGCCACAGGCAATGCCAACATAACAGCCACTGGTAACACAAATATCAATAGTGCAAATCACACAGAAACAGCAGGAAGGATTAACATGAACGGCCCTGCCGCTGCAAAAGCAATCAAATCAACAAAAAGCATAGCACTAACATTAAACGATAATATCGTCACAGACGGTTCACTAGATTGGTCTAAAACCAAATACTTGAAAGCAGATCCGCTAAAGAGCATTATGAAACGAATACCAATGCACGAACCGTGGCCGCAACATGAAAACTTTTCTCCGACGTTTTATACTCCAGACAATACAGATAGGGACGTAACATAATGGCAAAATTATATAATCAAAAAACAGTAGCATCTAATACCGCTTCTATTGGAAATCAAAGCATATCAGCTTTTACCTATAAAGGATTCAGTAGTAGTGAAACAAAAACAGGTTTTAAACTGTTTGATATTGACCTAGTCAAGCAGGATTTACTAAATCATTTTTATATTCGCAAAGGTGAAAAATTAGAAAATCCTGACTTTGGAACTGTAATCTGGGATCTATTGTTCGAACCATTTACTGAAGAAGTTAAAAAAATGATTTCCGATGATGTTCAAGCTATAATCAATTATGATCCAAGAATTGCAGTAAATTCTGTAATAGTAGACAGTACAGATCAAGGAATAAGAATAGAAGCTGAGCTGATATATTTGCCTTTTAATTTAAATGAAAGGCTGAAGTTTGATTTCGACAGAAGCAATCGAACTATTATCTGAGCAGTTTATTTTCCACAATAAATACAGCATAGGAAGGTAAAATGACAGCAACAACAAGACAAAACAATTTAATTCTAAACGAAGACTGGAAACGCATCTACCAGACATTTAAGAACGCTGACTTTAAAAGTTACGATTTTGAAAA